ACATAAGCCCGATGAATGGATCAGACCAATCCGAAGGGGTTATAAGTTGGCCTGTTGTGATTGCGGACTTGTTCACGTGATTAACTTCAGGGTAAGGAAAAGACACATTGAATTTCAAACGAAACGAGATGAGAGGGCGACTGGACAAATACGGCGACATATAAAAAAGGGGAGGAAAAAATGATAAAACAGACGAGACGTAACTTTTTGGGGAGTTTATTTGGGATTGCTTTTTCTGCATCTATTTTAAAGACAGTCCCCAAAATTAAAAATAATAATTTGATACCACCGGGAGGCGAACCCTGGACTGGATTTTCGGATGGATGGGTAAAACAATACAGTTATCATACTTGCGACCAAGAATATAATTTGACATTTGTAAGGCCTTCTGAAAAGATTATGAGATTGAACGTTGGGGATGTCATTGAAGCGAAAATAGGTAAAGAAAAAATAAAAATGGCAATAATTGAAATAAGCGATCATATATCATACCATGAATATTTCAGTAGAGATATAATTTGCCGTAAAATTAAGAAAATATGGAGGAAAAATGTCTGACCTTAGATACGTGATTTTCAGGCGGGACAAGATTTCAAAGACTGAGACCGCCGAGTATATTTCGGCATCTCCGAATGGGGAAAATGTTTTTGTGCGTGATTTTAACGGAAAGCAGTTTCAGCTCAAAAGGGATCAGATCATAAAGGTTTATGATCCGATGCCCGGCAAAGAGGGGAAAAAGCCTAACGCAATTTAATTTCGGTGATTTTCTATTGACTTATATTATCTTAAAAGTGAAAGGGTATAAAAGACTTGAACGAGATAGACCTTGAACCGATCCTGTCGAAATACTCTATGGCTGAACTTTTGGAGTTTCTGATTGACAGGCAGTACATTGACAAACATTCGGCGCGGAATTGGCAAATCAAGAGGGAGTTCCAAGAGCGGAAAGAAAAAGGGGAAAGGTCGATTGATATTATAACGGACCTGTCGAATAAATACTGTCTTTGTGAGAGAATGGTGCAACATATTGTTTATGAAGGGAAGATTTGAATGATAACAATTTCAGAACAAGATAAAAATTATTTTAATAATCATTTCAAGGGTATCAATAAATTAAGATTTAAGGATTTTGCAGATAGGAATTACAAGGAAAAAAATGAATGTTTATATATAATAAAAGACGAAAACAAAACTATTTTATATATTGGAATTAGCAGATGGAATATATGGAGTAGGTGGTTTGGTAATTATAAATGTCATTTTATGGAAAATGGGGATGGAAGATATAGGGCTATTTCGAATATTGCTGGAGAAATAGTACGACATTTACCAAAATCAATGGATTGGATTATAGAGTTATGGGGAAGGGTGGATTGTGCCGAATATTGTCTGCCAATTATAAAATCTGAATACTCAATTTTCCCAGTTGCAAAATTATCTGCATTGGAATTGGCTGTAATATGGGATGAAGAGGATTTTGAGGGTTTGATGATAAAATATATGAAACCGAAAATAAATATTATTGGAAATTGCCAATGAATATTTATAATTATGAGGGAAAGATTTGAAATACATTGTAATTACATTGATTTTAATTTGTACAAATCTTTTCGCAGATTTTAGGGTATCTCATAGTACATGGGAGAGTAAAAGCGGGATTGTTTTTGAATATGACAAAGAAGAGCATTTTTATGAAGGATGCGGGATATATGCTTTATCAAGGAAAAAGTTCGGTCCGGTAGAATCTTTATTCATAACTGCCGGGTTAAATTTGGCCTGGGAGATTAAAGACGGATTTATGCACTGTGAAAGATACGGATATTTAGGAGGGGAAGGATTCTGTATAAAGGATTTTCTGGCATCATTTGTCGGGTCATTCATTTCGTTTTTTATTGAGTATCTATTCGATGGCAAAGAGTAAATATCAAGACAATTTCCCCGAGCTGGTCGAGGCCTATGCCAAAGAGGGGATGACAGACGAGCAAATATTTAAAAAACTTGGTCTTAGCAGAAATTGTTTTTATAAATATCTCAAAGAACATGATGACTTACGGGATGCCCTAAAAAGAGGCAAAGTACAGCCAGATGATGAAGTTGAAGGGTCTTTGTTCAAGAGTGCAATGGGCTTTACTGGTCCTAATGGGACTTATTATCCCCCGAATCCAACGTCATTGATATTTTGGCTCAAGAACAGACGAAGAGAGAAATGGCGGGACAAGCAGGACGTAGACATGAACATGAAGGCTGATCCCAATGAAGCGATAAAGACCTTGATTGAGAAACTCGAAAAAGAGGAAACAAAGAAACTGGAAGAAAATGCTTATCTTGACGGACCGAGAAAAAAGGATATTAAGCAAGGCATCTAAAATAGTCCTGGCGAGACGTTCATTCTGGCATTACTGCAAGGTAATTGATCCTGAGTTTTATAGGGATGACCGGCTGCATCTGGTGAAATTATGCACGGTTTTAAACAATTTCTTTTTCGGGCTTCCGCTTGATCCCTCCGGCAAGGTCTATAAAAATTTAATGATTAATATTCCTCCGAGATTTGGAAAGACAAGAACCCTGGTTCATTGGACCGATTGGGCACTGGGGAAGGATAACAGTCACAGGATTTTGACTTGGTCATACAATGATGACACAGCTGGGGATTTCTCTAAATACGCCAGAGATGGCATCACGATGGAAAAGATTGATCCGGATGATATAGTATTTAGCGATGTTTTCCCAAATACGAAAGTTAAGCAGGGGTCGGCATCTGCTTATAAATGGGCGTTAGAGGGTCAGCATTTCAACTATTTAGGGTCAGGCGTTCAGGGGTCTGTAACTTCAAAAGGCGGTACAATTCAGCTTGTGGATGACCCGATAAAAGGGGCCATCGAGGCACTTAACGAAAATCATTGTGAGGATGTCTGGCAAAGATACACTTCAACTTTTCTTTCCCGAATAGAACCCCGGGTACAGGATACGCTCAAGGTCATGTGCATGACCAGGTGGAGCAAGGGCGATCCGTGTGGCCGGTTGCTTCAGATTGAGCCTGAAAAGTGGTATGTTCTCAAAATGGAGGCAATGGACAAAACAACGGGTGAAATGCTGTGCCCTGAGTTTCTTTCTAAAGACAAGTATAATGATATAAAAGGGCCTATGATGCCGGAAATTTTTGCGGCAAACTATCACCAAGAACCCATTGACATCATCGGGAAACTTTATCCGAGTTTGAAAAAATATACCGATTTACCCGAGGACAACAATCACAAGTCTTTGATTGCACCGGTTTATGCCTACATTGACACGGCGGACGAAGGGGATGACTGGCTATGCTGTGTTATTTATGGATTCTACCAGGGCCGGGCGTATGTTTTAGACGTATATTACACGAAGGCCGGCATGGAGATCACCGAGCCAGAGACAGCCAAGAGATTGATGGATTTCAACGTAAATCTCTGCAAGATTGAAAGTAACTCGGGCGGGCGCGGGTTTGCCAGGAACGTTCAGCGGATTCTCTGGGACGAATACAAGCGCAGGGATATAATAATCAAATGGTTTCATCAGTCCCAGAACAAACAAGGCCGGATAATCTCCCAGTCAAATAATGTCATGGAAAACATTTTTTTCCCTGTGGATGCTGCAACAAGATGGCCCGCATTTTGGGAACATATCAACGCTTTTCAAAAAGAGGGCAAAGCGAAGAATGATGATGCCGAGGACGCTTTAACCGGCGTGGCTGAAAACATGGGACCAAAAACAGTTAAATTTTTAAAGTGAGGAAAGAATGTATATCACAGAACAGGACTTAATAAACGCCCGCCTTGCCGTAACTGGGATGCTTCAGGACAGCCAGATCATCGGGGATTTGATAGACGCAGACGAGACCGCAAAAACTGATATGCAGGACGGAATAGACTATTACAAAGGCGACCATGACATTCTGGACAGGGAAATAAAATACTGGGTCGACGGCATAGAATACACGGATGATAATGCCACAAACAACAAGGTGGTGCATCCGTTTTTGACCTATCTAATCGACCAGAAATCAAATTATATTTGCGGGAATCCGATCACGTTTAAAAGCAAGGATGAAAATGATCCAGCGGTGGAGCTGGCAGAGACAATCACAGATGAATATTTCGACGAGACCATGATTGAGTATATCAAGGGTGCGGGGATCAAGGGATATGAAACGCTGCATCCTTTTATCAACGAGAAGGGCGAATTTGACTTTGCCATAATCCCGGCTGAACAGTGCATCCTTATTTACGATTCACTTTATCAGAGGGATTTGATTTACGTGATAAGATATTATGAATTTGAATACATTGACACAAATAAAGTCAAGAAAACAGGATATAAGGTTGAATGGTGGGACAAGGATCAGGTAAAATACTACGTTCAAAAAGAGGACGGCGGGGAATACATACTTGATCCCGACGAGCCGGTGAATCCGCGGCCTCATTGGATTGAATCAATGGTCATGGCCGGGCGTAAGGTCGAGGGCACAGAGAAAAGCGGGTCCTGGGGGAAAGTCCCGTTTATAGTCCTGAAGAACAACGCGGAGTTCCAATCGGATTTGACAGTACTAAAACCGATGATTGATGATTATGATTTGAACATATCCGAGTTTTCGAATAACCTTGAGGATATTCAAGAGGCGTACTGGGTTCTAAAAGGCTATCAGGGGCAGAATTTAAATG